AATGATTTTATAAGACATGAGCCTTGTCCGAGCTGTCAATCAAGAGATAACCTCGCAAGGTACTCAGATGGCTCAGCCTATTGCTTTGGTTGTTATTACACTGAGAGAAGCATGGCAACTATTGTATCAATTTCAAAACCAAAATTATCAGTAAATTTTATTGATGGTAATTATACCAACTTAAAGAAAAGAAAAATTACAACTGATACTTGCAGGAAATTTAATTACAGAGTTGGCACGCATAATGGAAAACAAGTTCACATTGCTAATTATTATAATAAAGATTTAGAACTTGAAGCGCAGCACATTCGCTATCCAAATAAAGATTTTATATGGATAGGTGATATTAAAAATGTTCTTCTGTTCGGACAAAACTTATGGCGTGATGGCGGTAAGTTATTAGTCATAACAGAGGGCGAGTTGGATTGCCTTTCAATTTCACAATATGTATTTCAAAATCGCTATCCTGTTGTATCTATCCCTAGTGGTGTTCAGTCAGCTCCAAAGTACGTTGCTGCTAATATCGAATGGTTAGAGAAATTTGAACACGTAACCTTTTGCTTCGATAATGATAAGCAAGGTAAAGAAGCTGCTGTTAAATGTGCAACTCTGCTTACTCCATCTAAAGCAAAAATTGCCAGTTTTCCGCTAAAAGACGCTAGCGATATGGTGCAAGCTGGTAAAACTAAAGACTTAGTAGACTGTGTTTGGGGTGCTAAGATTTATCGTCCTGATGGAATAGTCAGCGGTAATGAAACGTGGGATTTAATAATTGCAAACGATACTGAATCTACATGCGATTATCCTTTTGTTGGACTTAACAGAAAACTTAAAGGTTTGCGCAAAGGTGAAATTGTTACACTTACTGCAGGCACAGGAATAGGTAAAAGCCAAGTTTGCAGAGAGATAGCTCATCATTTAATTAGAAGAAATGAAAACGTAGCATACGTAGCATTAGAAGAATCAGTTCAACGTAGTATGCGTGGATTGGTTTCTGTCTCTTTAAATAAACCGATTCATCTACAAGAAGTAAGAGATGAAATTCCTGAAGAGGAAATACGTGAAGCTTATGACACACTTCGTAAGAATATTTTTTTCTATGACCATTGGGGGTCTTCAGATTCTAAAAACCTAATGAGTAAAATTAGATATTTTGTTAGGGGTTGCAACTGTAACTGGATAATCCTCGACCATATTTCAATAATGATTTCAGGTATGCAAGATGGTGATGAGAGAAGATTAATAGATAATACAATGACACAACTTCGTAGCATTGTAGAAGAATTAAAATTTGGTTTGATTATTGTCGCACATTTAAAAAGACCGGTTAATACTAACAGAGGACATGAAGAAGGATTAACAACTTCTTTATCACAACTTAGAGGCTCTGCTGGAATTGCACAACTCTCTGATATTTGTATCGGTTGTGAACGCGACCAGCAATCAGATGACAATCCTAACTTAATGACAATGAGAGTTTTAAAAAACAGATTTACCGGAGACACAGGGATTGCAACTTACTTACAATACAATCCTGAAACGTGCCGCCTAATAGAAGAAGGATATAATTTTAATGGTAATGGACAAACGAATGATACAGGACATAGAGGAGAAATTGATTACTAATTTTATAGATGAGTTTCTTCAAACTGACCCTGACTTTGAATTATTAACTCAAGATGAGAAAGACAAAACTTTTGGAATCTACCACACTATCTTAAAGGCAGTTTATAAATCTTCCGTTCATGAAAATGTTTATCCAATTATTTATGCGACTGACACAGCTTCTAAAAAAGTTGTTGAAAAAGCGATAACAAAAATTTCCGATTTAGTTCCTGATGTAAATAAAATTACTGTTTCAGTAGTTCATTAGGGGGGTACAATCATACAGCTCAACTCGATTAAGGCTTTCAGCGTGGAGATATGAAGGAAAAAATTTTAAAAAATGACGAAATTTGTATTCGATATAGAGACAAATGGATTATTGGACGTTTTAAACACCATACATTGCATAGTCTTAAAAGATATAGAAAATGAAAAAGTTTATAGCTTTACACCTGACAAGGTAGAAGAAGGTTTAAAACTTTTAAGTGAAGCTGACGAAATAATTGGACACAACATTGTCAAGTTTGACATTCCGGCAATTAAAAAGGTTTATCCTAACTGGAACACTAAAGCTAAAATTACTGATACGATTATTTGTTCAAGATTAATTTGGTCAGATATAAAAAATAAAGATTTTCAGCATTATCAACGCTATGGATTTAATACTAAGCTCATAGGCTCTCACTCCTTGAAGGCGTGGGGTCTGCGATTAAACCTCCATAAAGGTAGGTTTTCTGAGACTTCTGACTGGTCACAGTGGAGTCTTGATATGCAGAAATATTGTGAAAGAGATGTGGAACTTAACCATTTATTTTATCGAGTAATTGATAGAAAAAAATATTCTCAACAAGCTTTAGATTTAGAACACCAATTCGCACAAGTTATTTTCTTACAAGAACAACATGGATTTTCTTTTGATACGGAAGCAGCTGAAAAGTTACTGACTACTTTAGTTAAAAGAAGATTGGAATTGGAAGAACAACTACAGCTCGCCTTTCCTGAATGGACAAAAGATTTAGGCGAGTTCATTCCAGCGCGTGATAACAAAACAAAAGGTTACATAAAGGGAGTTGCAATAAACAAATATGAAACTGTTACTTTTAATCCTAATAGTCGTCATCATATTTCTTTTAATTTAAAAAGTAAATATGGGTGGAAACCAAAAGAGTTCACACCTGATGGTAGGCCGCAAGTAGATGAAAAGATTTTATCCAAGTTAGATTATCCTGAAGCAAAATTACTTTCAGAATATTTATTAATACAAAAACGAATTTCTCAATTAGCGGAAGGAAATACAGCGTGGTTAAAATTAGAAAAAGGAAATAAAATATATGGCTCAGTTATTACGAATGGTGCAGTCACTGGAAGGTGTACACACATGCAACCAAATATTTCTCAAGTGCCTGCAGTCGGTATTCCTTATGGTAAGGAATGTCGCTCTCTGTTCATTGTACCTAACGGTTATAAGCTTGTTGGTGTTGATGTCAGTGGTCTTGAGTTGCGTTGTTTGGCTCACTTCATGGCTCGCTATGATAATGGCGTTTATGGACGACAAATTATTGAAGGTGATATACACACCTACAATCAGCAAGCAGCGCGATTACCTAATCGCTCAACTGCGAAAACTTTTATCTATGGGCTTATCTATGGCGCAGGTGATAAAAAGATTGGTGAAATAGTTAATGGCTCTTCAACCATAGGAAAAGAATTAAAGAAAAGATTCTTTAAGAAAATACCAGCTCTCGGACAATTACAAACTGCAGTACAAAATAAAGCTAGAACAACTGGAGTGTTAAGAGGTTTAGACGGAAGATTATTATCTGTTCGCTCCTGGCACAGTTGTTTAAATTTACTTTTGCAATCTGCAGGCGCGTTAATTTTTAAGCAAGCGACAATCTTATTGCATGAAAGATTATTCAAAAAATATGAATATGGAAAAGATTTTGCAATGGTTGCAAACATACATGATGAACTCCAGCTAAAAGTAAAAGAAAATTTAGCAGAGGAAATTGGTAAGCTTTCGGTACAGGCGGTTAAAGATACGCAATCAATATTTAATTTAAGATGTCCGTTGGACGCTACTTACAAGGTAGGGAATAATTGGGCGCAAACTCATTAATTGATAGAATATAACAATACGTCAGATTGGGATATAGATTTAAAATTTGGCAAAGCACATGAAAAGAAAATAGGAAAACTATTAGGCTTAAAGGCGAGTGAAATTGAAGTTAAAGCAGAGCGTAACTGGTGGAATACCACAGGGAATATATGTATTGAAATTGAGCGTAGAGGTAAGCCTAGTGGACTTAGTGTTACTAAAGCTAAGGTTTGGGTGCACGTTTTGGCCAAAGAAAATCGGCAGTTTTTAAGGCTTATTATTGATGTACCAGTTCTCAAAAAGCTTACAGCAAAATTTAAAGATAACTGGAAAATGGTTGGAGACCGCAGGGAAACAAAAGCAATAATGATACCTTTTAGGAAAATAATTTATGAAATTGCCAAAGACGATTAAACTAGGACATTTTAATATTAAAATAAAACCTCTGCCTAATGAGCTTGCAAGTTCAGATGAACAAGAAGGCAGCTTTCATGGCAGTACTCGTACAATTTACATAGATGAAAATATTATTGAAAAAGGTGGAGTTGATTTAGTTTCAGTTCTTTTACATGAACTGCTCCACGTTTCTTATTATAAAAATAATTTATCTAAAGACTCTAAAGAAGAGGATTTAGCTAATGCTTTCAGTAATGACCTTACTGAGCTTTTCTCTCGAACAAAGCTACTCGACATAATCAACACAAATTTGAGAGGAAAAAATTATGACAATAAATCATAACAACCTTAGTCATACGACTAAACAAGATAGGATTAAAAGTGGAATAGTAAATAACTTTAATCCTCAACGAACAATGTTGGTAGATGGAGACATTCTGCTTTATGTTTGTTCAACGCAAATGGAGCAGCCTATTAAGTGGGATTCCGATACCTGGACTCTTCATGCTTCAGAAAGTCAAACTATTAATAAGTTTGCTGACACTATTACGTACTATTCAGAAATACTTTTGTGTAAAGATGTAGTCATTGCTTTATCTAGCAAGACAAACTTTCGTAAGAAAATTTATCCTTTGTATAAATTCAGCAGGCGAAATAATCGTAAGCCATTAACATTTACTCCTTTAAGAGAGTGGGTGAAGAAAAATTATAAAACTTATGAAATGTCATATTTAGAAGCTGATGACGTTTTAGGAATTTTAGCGACTTCAGATATGATTAAAGGTGACAAAGTAATCTTAACTAAAGATAAAGATTTAAAAACAGTTCCTTCTACAATCTGGTTTATGCAAGGT